CACAGCCCACTACCTCGCCATCCACTTCCGAAACCCAGACAAAGTGAGACGCACCCGAGATTGCCTCTCGCGCCGTTTCTGTCATCGACTCTTTATCTATATTTACCGGAAGGGGGTTTTGACTGACCGACTCTACTGCCAAATCAACTATAGCCTTTAGATCTGAAGGCTTGGCTTCTCGTATCATTTAATCTCTACTTTGAATGTTTAGAAGTAATGCCTAATTTCTTTGTGCCTCTCCATCTCCGTACCGCCTATCGTATTCGTCATAGTCTTCGAACGTATTAAGAAGCCCAGTATTAGCCGCCGCTCGTTCATTTTTAATCTGATCAAATGCTGCTGACACGTCGGCTGGTTTCAAGCCAAATTTCCGAGCCACATCGTCAATTGTGACGGTTCCGTTATTGATAGCATTATACACTTGGTCAACTTCCGCTTCCGAGAACCCTCCGTCTGCTGAAACACCACTTAACTCGGCTTCTACCGCTGCTGCTGCACGATCTTTTTTAATCCTATCGAAATTTGTTGATACATCATCTGGAGACAAATCCAGCTTTTCAGCCACCTGAAGAACTGTAACTGCTCCCGTATCGATAGCATTATACACTTGGTCAACTTCCGCTTCCGAGAACCCTCCGTCTTCTGAAACACCACTTAACGCAACCTCTACCGCTGCTGCTGCCGTTGCTGCTTCGGCGACTGCGGCATCTTCGGCGACTGCGGCATCTCCGGTGACTGCGGCGTCTCCGGTGACTGCGGCGTCTTCGGCATCTTCGGTGACTGCGGCCTCTGAAGAATTGCTAATCTTTTCGATCATCTCAATACTCTCGAGAGTCGTGTTCCTCACATCCGTGATTAGGTTTTCTTTTTGCGCAGGAGTCGTATCTGGGTTAGACAAAATAACAGCGATCGCGTTATTGCTAGAAATCGTCATGTTTGCTGCGATAGTCTTATCTGTATTTGCTGTGGCGTTAGCTCGGTCAAGCGCGCTCTCAGAAGCAGCGGCCGCCCTGCTAAGTGCGTTTTCCGAAGTGCTGAATAATTGCGCATCGTCTTGAAGCGCCTTATTTGCCGCACGACTAAGCGCAGCCTCACTAGAATTTGCTGTACGATTAAGCAAGCCCTCACTAGCATTCGCCGCAATGCTATCTTTTTGCAGGGTCTCTCTAAGAGTTCTGTCTGCTTGGTTCTCCGCAGCAGTAAAGGTTTGCTGATTCTCTTGCAGAAAGCCCGAATTCTCTTTATCAAGAAAGCTAGAGAGTGCTGAGTTGGCAGATGCTGCGTTCGCAAGATTGGCCTGAGAATCTAATCCTGCCTGGGTGGTCGCAAACGTGTTTTTCTGACCAGTATTAAAGACGTTTACTTCTGTTCCCATCTGGGCATTGGTAAGCTCAGCCTGGTTGTTTGCCTTCATATTCGATTCAGCGGTATTGAAATACGTCGAGGCATCATTAAGCGCAAATGGCTGCGCTCGATCAATCATCGCTCCCTGGGCCGCTTCAACAGCTATGCTCGAGTTTAGTAGCCCTCGACTAGCACCTCTCTGAAGACCTTGCGACTCCGCTCTTTTCATAAGCGCAGAATCAGAACCCAGAATCTTATCAAGCTGAAAGGCTGAGGTTTCTTCTTTGGCTACTTCTCGGTTAATGGCATTAGCCTTAACTAGATCAGCTTGCCCAGCTGCCCCAAGAGTTGGCGCAGTAACATCGGTAACGCCATCGGTTGCAGATTTTTTCCGCGCCTCAAAATCAGCCCCAGTCATGTAAGGCAGCTTCGCGCCATCCTTAGTCATAGTGTTTTCATAGATAGACATCTACTTGCTCCTTAAACTGAATCTTTCTCATCAATCAACAAAAAAGCATGACTGAGACACGTTTCGTAAGATTTCTTGCAGTGCTCTGCATGAAAGGGCTTGGCTATAAAGTCAATGACAGTATGCAATAACCGCCAGGGCTTAACCCGATCTCCTTGATCTCTAAGCCTATAGCATCGACTAGAGAGCGTTTCTGCTGGGTTAGGACAAAAAAAGATAATCACGTTGATAAACTGAGATAAGGAATGAAGGACTCTCAGGGTATAGCGCCGAATAGGGTCGAAAGCTCGAATGATCGCTTCTCTGCTAAAAATATCTAGCATCTAATTACTCCTGATCGTTAAAATTTTTACACTACTCAGCTATTGCTTGAGCTAATATTTAGCAAGCGCAGACTGGTGTTTGTTGATTTTTGAATTAGATAGACATCTTGTAATCTAGCCAGCTTCCCATTATTACCTCTCTAATGCAGAGGTTGATATATGGTTCGCAAGCGGTACTGATTCACCGCTTACGGAGCATGATTTAAACTACTACTCCTACGATAAACATAGTACAGGCAAAAAGAACTGTTCCAAGAAACGCAAAGCCTAAGCCATCAATGATTAAACGCTTTCGTGCAGCTCTAGCTCGTGCTGATTCTAACCTTTGCTTACGGATAGTTGCTCGAGTCCTGAGCATTTCGATGTAAACTTCTTGACCTACTGTGTAGGTGATAATCTCACGCAGTTGTTTTTCCATCTGCATGGTCTTTTGTTTTGCCATTGTTATCTGTAGTGCTGCATTCTCTACAGAGCCTTTAGCAAACAACTTGGACATTGCAGAGGCATTCTCAACACCCGCCTCTGCTTCTGCTATCTTATCCTTCGCGTCAAAAAAAGCACCGAACTTGTGTGCTAGGTCGTTTATCTCATGACCTTTGTTGACAGCTTGTTGGATGTAGTTAAACGCCCTCCCTGCTGCTGATACCGCTGCAATAATCTCTATCACTCATATACCCTCACTGCGTCTTTATCTGCGACTCGTGGCAAACAATATGCCGCGAGGGTTATGCGTCTTGGTGCTGAGTTAATCGTTCTTTCTACCTTGCCTGTTACTATTGCATTAGCAAAGTAGTTGCACCGATGAATATTAAAGAAATACATATCAGATGACTCCACCTGCCCATTAACCAGAACCATTAGCAAGAACAGGTGAGTCACGTTTACCAAACTTTAGTCAGGCTGTGTTTCAAACGACTCGTCTACAGTCTCTAAAGACTCAGTAAGCATCTTCAAGAAAGAATCTTTCCCCACTTGCAATTGCTGTAACTGGAAGTTCATGTTGCTAATCTTCCTGTCCAGATCGAGACAGTGATTAGTCATAGCAATCTGCTCTTCAGTAAAGTTAGCTGTATCGTACTCAACATCGTTTATCGTAATCATCTGAGGCTTGTTGTCTTTGCTCATTAGATTTTCTCCTAGCTAAAAGCTACCACGGAACGCCCGCAGCAGTGACAGGGTTGACCTGCAAATCAATGTTAGCTTGCAGACTTGCTTCAGTAGCGTCTTTGTCTACTGAGTCGTACACCCACCCAAGCACAATTTCTTGAGTAAGATCAGCGTAGGGTACATAACCTTCTGCTGAGGGGTCTGGGTTAAAGCCACAAGTGCCGTAAGAAGAAGCAGTGTACGTTACAGCATCGTCTCCTTCGCCAGTTGTTTCTTCAGCGTTTACTCGCCAGTGTGCGACAATAACAGCGCCGTCCATGTCAGAGGGCTGTAGGTCGTATTCGAGAGTTGCGATAGTCCAATTAAAAGTTGTCATTTGTTACTCCGGTTTAGTAGGCCAATCTGTTTCTGTTAAGTTTGGAAAGTTAGCATGGCTAGTAATGTCACGCAGTGCTTGTCTGTAATTTAGCCAAACCTGTGGCACTTGAATGCCAAGGCTGTCTTGGGCGTTCTGGTCTACTGCCTTTACAGTTACCCAGTCGCACTCAGCTAGTAGCTTGTCGCGCTTGGTTCTGACTTCTTCCGCAGCTCTGTCATTAGCGCCTGCTGCGTACTCAGCTTCCATTGCGTCCCATTCAGCTTCTTCTTCAGGAGTAAACGGAATTAACTCGTTGTCTACTTGGTGTAATCTCATTATTCTACTCCGTATACTGTAATTGTGCCGCTAGAAAAAGTTGCGGGAGAATCAACTGTAATTTGAAAACCTGTCAATGTTGATAAATTCCAATAACTGCTTCCTCTAACAGTGCAATGTCCATAACTAGCGCCTTCGTAACCTCCGTTAGTTTCTCCTTTAACTCTCGAATTAATTGGTTTTGTTATTTCAATATTAAACAAACCTTTAGATATTACAGCAGGAGAATCTGCAATTGTTAGTTTGGTAGTGGTTAGTGCGCTAGCAGTAGCGTTTCCTGCTCTTTCAAATATTGAAGTCCACTTAGTAGAGTTTGTATAACTCGAACCGTTGTCTCCAGTTAATTTAATATATAAATCTCTGCTATACGGTGAAGTTAAAATAACATCATCTATTATAATTACAAAACGACTATAAGCTGTTGTGTCTAATAAAGAAGGAGCTGAAAAAGAATTTGTGCCACTACTTAAATTGTAAGTATTTAATTTAGTCCAAGCACCACCACCAACACCAGTAAGACCTGAGCCGTCACCAACAAACGCATTAGCATTCACAGTGCCGGAGAAATGAGCGTCTTTGAACTTGTAGGATGAAGAACCTATGTCTGTTATCCCATTTACGCCAGTATTGTTTTTATAAGGTCTAATTGCGTTAGTAGCAAACCAAAGACCTGAACGGTCATTGCCTTCAATAAACATTTCGGAGGAGTTAGCACTACCAATAGTGCCTACTTCAGTGCTATTTGCGCGTAAGCTAATTATGTCACCAAAATTGGTTAGCCTATTTAGCAGTAACGCTCTCGAACCATTAGAAATATGAGCAGCGTAATCTCCTTGTGCGTCTGACAAAAATAGATGACCTACTGTAGATAAACTTGCAACAGACTGACCCACCAACAGGTTGCCTGATGCGTCTATTCTGGCTGCTTCTGAGCCGCCATTATTAAAAGTAATTACATCAGAACCCGTAAAATTAATTGAAGTATTAGTGTCATTTTGACCTGCAATGAATGACGCATAAGCACCTGCTGATAGGTAGAGGTTGTTGAACCTTGCTCCGGTATTTCCTAAATTAACTCCGGCGTCACGAATAGTAAGATTGCTTGGGTTCATTGGGTAAATTGAAGAATTGCCAGATATAAAACTTAAACCTATATTTGAGCTGCCAACAAAAAGATTGTTAGTAAAAGCAGTACCAATACTACCTACAGTTGTGCCGCCTTTGCGGAACTGAGCAATAGTGCCATCACTAGCTGTACGGTTTAGAATTAAAGAAGTACCCGAAGAGCTATGGTGCGTTTGTCCACTTGACTGAAGCGAAGAACCTGTAGTTGTGCCAAAAGAAACGTCAGGGTTAGTAGTACCAACAAGCAAGTTGCCACTGCTGTCTAGCGTCATAGCGGTAGACGTAGCATTATCGTCAATACCTGTAGACTCAAAGTCAGTGAACAACTGTTCATCTAGCTGTAAAGCCTCACGAGCTTCGGCAGCCGTATCTGCTCGTAGTAGTTCTTCGCCTTTTATGCCTGTCTCTTTATCAAGTTCGCTTAGCTTCTCGCGCACATTAATAGAAGGCTTGGTAATTTTAACGGTCATTGTATGTCTCCAAAATCTCTACAGCCTTGGCGCGTTCTTGTTCGTCTTTAACAACGACGGGATTGCGTACGCTTTCAGTAACAGACTCACCTTCTTCGGTGTAAGAAGTCTGCTCGATGAACTCAGCAACTGGCTCAATGGCAGTCTGAACTAACACCTCAGCCATTACGTCTTCCATCTCTTGAGTCTCTTCGTTAAAGACCTTCTCGCCAGTAGGCTGCATCTCTTTGACTTCTTGGCGGCCTTCTAGCAAAACGTGCTGCGTTAGTCTCTTAGTAGCCCAGTCAACCCAGTAGTCACGCTTGGCAGTCTCTGCTTCTTCAGAAAGCTCAGGAACACTGCCGAACTCTACAGTCTTGGCAATCTTCTTGTTGCTGAGAAACTTCTTTATTTTTGCTCTGTCTTGTTCCCACACCCAAGCAATGATCTGCTCTTCTGTGACTTCAGCTAGAGGCTTGAATATCTTCTTCGGCGGTGACAGCTTGGTGCTGCTGTTAATACCTTCGTGTTCCCAGTGAACAAACTCTATGAGATGCTCAAGACCACCTGTGAACTCATTAACTGTTAGGCTTAAAATCTTCATGTTAATCCTCTGCCACTAGGCCGTTGCTTGCTGAGATTGCAGCTCCTACAGCGTCTGTTGTGTTGTCTACTCTGCGTAGTCCTTGGAAGACACTTCGTCCTGCGCTTGTACCTGCATGGAGTAATTCTGTATCGTCATCGTATGCCAGAGCTGTTACTGCGTCTGATGAGCCGTAGAGAGTAGCTTGTGAATTCTCTTGGAATAGAAACTTCTCGTCTTCGTAGATTTTAGCAATCTGCTCGGCTGTTGGTGCTGTGGCTGAGATACGCAGGAGTGCTATTGAGCCGGCATGGAAGTGATACTTGGTGCCTGAGTTTGGAAACCATTGACCAACTGTCAAAGGTTTACTTGTGGCAGTAATATCTCTGGCTGTAACTGTTTCTGATAAGTCTAAACTTCCGTCGATATAGATAGAATGTGTAGCACCTGAATTAGTCCTGCTCGCAACGAAGTGATGCCATGACCCATCATTAACAGCAGTAGGTCCAGTAGTAATGGATCTAGCTCCCCCGTTTGAACTAATTAGAACAATACCATGAGTTGCAGACGATAGTAGAACTGCAAAGCCAACATCAACTAAGTTATCGTCTTGCGTAGATGCTATACCTCCCGCTAGAGCAGTGGCCGTTTTAACCCACCCCATCACGCAGAAGTCACCAGTACCAAAATCCAAGTCGCTGTTGTACGGCTGCTGAAGATAGTTGCTAGTTGAGAATCCACTATACCCCACCAAGTCAGCGCCAGTAGCTACAGGAGTCTTAGTGATTGTGCCGTTTACGATTAAGCCGTTGTTGTTTACGCTGCGGTCTGCTTCGGCTAGACGGACTGAGATGTTGTCTAATGATGAGGTAGTGACACTAGATGTTACGTTATTGAAGAAATACAAATGAGCCGTGTCTGTGGTTGCCTTAAACGTATATTCGTACGTACCTACAGCCAACAACCCCTTAGCTGGTGCGTACAGGAGTTGCGAGCCGCCAGAGGTAGTGCCTACGTAGATGTATAAATCTGCGTTTATGTTGGGTTCGCTCGTCTTATCAAACGAAAGGATATAAGATTGACCAGCCACGGTGGTTATCGCTTGTTTGATTGCCGCCTGAGCTGCTCCAGTGGTGGTTAAATCTACAGCACCAGCGTTCTGGACAGAACCTCCAGTTACCGTCCAATCACTCAAGTCAGTATCAAACGTCCCATTAGTAACCAACTCACTGCCAGTAACGTCAGTATCATCTGTGTCGGACAATGTGGCGAGTTTGATGTCGCCGTTCATCCAACCTGTGTTGTAGGTAGAGGTTGTGTAGGTGACCATCTGTGCTGTACGGTCAGTAAGGTTAGGGGTTAGATAAGTTAAGCCTAAAGCGCCACCCATGTAGTTAGCGTTAACAAAAGTACTTAACTTTTCACTATTGTTGTTATCAGCTAAAACTGCAGGAATACCACTTGAACTTATCAATCTGTTTGCTACAGGTAAGCTAGTATCTGCCGATGGTATTTCAGACCTAAACACAACATAAGGAGAACTATTAGAGTATCCGTAAAGCTGGTCAATATACTTGTTGTCGGTTATAGCAACTTTAAATACTTTATTTCCGTTCTGACCATCAGTAAGAATATCAACAACAGTCCCATCATCCTTAATAACACTCACACCGCCATCAGTAGCCACTGCGATAGTCGGCACTGGTAGTCCTGTTGCAGCGTCTATAGGGGCGTTAGGACGGACGGTCATGGCTACGTCGTTGGCTGTAGAGTTAATCAGCCCATAGCTTTTAATAAGATTAAAACCCTTAGCAACGTTTCTCTCAGATATATTGCCTTTGTATTCGTAAAGCTGGCCAACATACCAATTTATAGAACTGTCTTTTACAAAGCTAATCTGCATTGCATAGCCAGTAGCACCTAACACTAAATCGCCATTTAACATGACTACAGAATTGTTGCTTGAAGAGCCTCCTGCCATATTTCCAGAACTATTATTAAACACCATCCACATAGGCAAACTTGGGTCGTCCCCATCGTAGATAGTAACCTGATTACTCTCAGCCACAATAACAGCAACCGCAGGGAACTCTTTACGACTACCACGAGTCGCAGTGTTAAGTGTCTCGTTATACCAAGAAGTATGCTGTGTCCTCTTGCGCCATGCACCACCGTCTGAGTCTTTGCTTGTGTCGTAGACGAATACGTCAGCGGCAGTAACGGCTTTAGTTTCTGCTATAGCATCAAGATTAAAATCTGGTGCGATTACCGTATTAACAAAAACTGGTGAGTCTGGGTTCAGGCCAGTGACTTTCCAAGTTGAGCCGGTGTAGACCTTCATATCGTCTGACGTAGAGTTGAAGTATAAAGCGCCAGTTAAAAGAGCATTGCCGTCATTGTCTAGTGTAGGGTCAGAGGCTTTGTCGCCTAAGTAGCGGTCATCGAAGTCATCGTAGCTTGCTGCTGCTGCGGTGGCAGAGTTAGCAGAGGCTGTGGCAGAGTTAGAAGACGCTGTAGCCGAAGAAGCTGCATTTGAAGCTGACGTAGCTGCATTAGATTCTGAAGTAGATGCTGCTGCGGCTGATGAAGAAGAATCCCCGGCTTTTGTGGTCGAGATGGCAGCTTGATTCGTTGCCGTTGCTGCCGATCCGCTTGCGGAATTTTGAGAAGCCAAAGCGGCGGCAGCACTAGCTGCTGACTCGGCAGCTTTTGTGGTTGCGGTTCCTGAAGATCCAGAAGCAGATGACGCGCTTGAGGTGGCTGAAGTAGCACTTGCTATTGCAGAATTCTTAGAGGCTAGAGCGGCTGCTTCTGAGGCGGCAGCGGCAGTAGCCGAGGCAGTGCTATTTGACTCAGCGGTTTCCGCATTGGCCTCTGCGGTCTCAGCAGCCGCCTGAGCACCCAGGGCTGATGTTTTGGCTGTGTTGCTGGTTACTGCGCTGGCCGCACTATTCGTGGCGCTAGTAGCCGCCGCATTCTTGCTAGCCAAAGATTCAGTTGCAGAATCTGCGCTCTCAGCCGCCGAGGTCGCGCTCGCTGCCGCGCTGCTTACGCTAGCATTCTTTGCTGCTACAGAACCCGCTTCGGCAGTTTGAGCATTTGTCTCTGCCGTCTCTGCATTGGTCTCCGCAGCTTCTGACGCTACCTTCGCAGTCTCTGATTCTGTGGCCGAGGTAGCCGCTGCCGCAGCCGAAGCCGCAGCCTCGTCGCGCAGAACAGTAGTTGCTGCCAAGCTTGCCGCAAAATAAGGCTGGATATACGCAAGGGCGGCAACTTCAGCGGCAGTAACAATTGTTGTCTCAGCAAATAACTTTGTGACGGCGTGAGTATCTGCCGTTGGTGTTCCTACATTCAAGGCAGCTGAAAAGCCTGTCGCCCCGCCGCCGACTGGGGTTGGTAATAAATCAAAGCCAGCAACAACATTGCCGTAACGTAGATTGATGTCTGCCGATCTTGCAAGCTCGCCTGGTAAAAGATCGCTTTCGTCAGGAACGTAATTATTGCTCATCGTTTAAGCCTCCGGGGGGAATAATGGAGGGTCACTCCGTGTACGGTATGTACTGCGTTTTCTGAGCCTTCTGTTGCAATGTAGACCCCCATATTCACGCCCGTCACAGAAACCCTTACTTTTGCATCGTTTGAGTAGGTGGTATCCCACCTGAATTCGTCCCAGAATTGAACGTCATATAAAGAGCCTGGTCCTGGGTATAGATCTAAAGAAACACCTCGAGAAGAATCCCCGAGTCCATAATTTGTTGTCGCACGAATGGCGACTTGAATCGGAACCTCTCCCTCGACTCTTATGTCAGGCTGAACCAACCTAAATCTTTTGTTTACTGTTGATCCTGAATAGGCCGTGAAATTAGTGAGAAGGTAGGCGTAGATGTTTACGCCATTAAATCGATAGCCAGTATCCATCTTGAACACTTTCCCATCGTCAGATCCGAATATAGATATCTCTTGGGTTTGCTCATCGATAGAGGAATCAATGCACTTAACCTTGTCAGGGAATTCTGTTTTAGTAACGCCGACTAACTCTGGGCCAGCAAAGGTAAAGTAGAGTCCATCCTTTTCGTTAAATAGCCTGTATTGATTCGACGTTCGATTAATCACGCTAAGAGGATTAGATGTAAAACCTTTAACCAGGGTGGTCACTTTTTGCGACAAAGAAGCGTAAGCAAAGTTACCAAACTGCTGAGCGGCAGAGAGACTCATTAATCCTTGCCTATCAAGACCCAGAACCTGTCCACCAATCGACTCAAGGGTGTCTGAGTAAGAGCCAGCTTTGTTTAATTCATCAACTTGCCAATCAGCCGAGGAGGATCCATAGAGGGTCTTGGTAGAGTCTTGGCATCCTACGATAAGCGCACTAGCGTGTTCTTGCAGATTAGTGATGGTATCGCCCACGGCTATTTCAACAGCACCAGTGTTCGCTAGATATGAAAGAGGGTCGCCAATCGAAGAGCCGACTAACGAGGATTCAACGGCAAGAAAAAGGTGGTATCTGTACCCAATAATTAACCCAGGGTTATCTGTACCTGCGCCAGTAGTTATAGTCGTAAATGTTGTGCCATCGAATTGCGTGGCTTTATCAACACCATTAACAATAAACATTTTCTCTTGCGCGTCTTGCCCTTGGAAATTGTAATTGCAGAATCGGAATTTACCGCCAGTAGACCAAGTTTTAGAGCTGTCTGACTGTACCCAACCAGTGCTTGTAGCTTTGTACATACGAGCATTTGTGCCATCTTCTCTTAATGCGTAGACGTTGCCCTTGTATATATGCACCCCAACAACAGCGCCCGTTCCTGGCACTACTTGTGAAGGGGTTGTTTGCCCGTCGAATAATTCATAACCATAGATTCTTCGATACCCCCCTTTGGGCAGGCATTCATAATTTGCGACATCAACCAGCTCACCAGGCTGCATAGCCAACGGTGGAGCCTCTTGGTTAAGGCCGCCGACCGCTGGGAAGTAGTCTAAGTTTATAGGCATGAACTACTCCGCTAGGCCAAAGTTGCAGGCGCACTGAGCGCGGGTAATTGATCTCTATGAAGATCGGCCAGCATTGCCCTTCAGTAGCCAATAGCTTTTCTTTCTAGCTCAGGAGCCTCATCAAACAGGGCGTATGACCTGAGAGCCTGATAAACAATCAGTGCGTGATATCTATCGGGAAGACCAGGTATTGAAGTGTTTTCGGTGAGAGATACTGGCTTTGAATAATAGTGGTAGGTAATGGTTTTATTTTCAGTAGGCTTGGCATTAAACAAAAGCACCCCGTCTGGACGAACTGTGTAGACGGCGGGATTGCCTGCTGATATGGCCCGATAATCATCTGCAAAATCGTCGAAGCTAAGATACTCCAGATAAGTTTGTCCTAGTGATACTCGCTTAATGCTTTCCACAGTAGATGGGAGAGTTACTGTGTTAGTGTTTGCCACTAACGATCCAGTACCCTCCCCCCACATCCAATGCCAATTAGTGCGCATGGATTGTATTTTTAGCCACGCATCATTAACCCAAAAAGTAATACGACCATAGTCACCAACCTGTCCCGCTGTATTGGCAGGGCCAGAGTCAGCAATTCCTGTTTCCTGAACTAATCTCTGGCAAAGTTGTAAGTAATTCATAGTCATCTCTACTCATAACGGGTTAAACGCGGGTAATAACTTTAGCTTTCTACCCTGAATGGATAGGTTGGTATCTTTTTGCTTTGACCAGTTTTTGCATTAACCACGACTTGCTGCGCATCATTAAGAACTGCGACAACCTCAGGTGGCACTGCGACAGGCTCCCCTCGTCGAATTCTGTAAGACCTTCCGTTGACGCCAACAAACGCTGGCTGCGTGTCTTGCTCGTCTTCAGCTATAACAATAGTTACCCAGTCTTTCTTTCTGCCAAGGTC